AATACTTAAAAAATAAATGACTATATTTCTTAGTGGTTAGCTTAAATACCATAGAAGAGCATTCTACTTATTGTAGAAAGATGTAAGTATTGGTAATCTTACCCCACTAACTAACAAAAAAGGTGATATTATGAATGATTATTTAGAAGATGCTTATGATTTTATTTTGCATAAAGATTATAGTGATCTTTATAAAAATTACAATTCTGAAGATGATTTTAAAAATATTGAAGATTTAATTGATAATTTTAATTGTGAAGACTATGAAGATTATTAATTTTATTTTTCTTGACATAATTCTTTATATGATGTATTTTTAAAAAATAGAAAGGATTATATCATGAGAATTAATTGTATTCCTGTTGACTTTTTAGCAGATGTTCATTTATTTGCTGAATACAGAGAAATTAAAATGTTGCCCAAAGCATTTTTAAAATCAAAAAATTCAAAAAATGGAATTTTAAAAGAAAAAATATCTAAAAAATATATTCTGAATACAGGCCATGGCTATTTTTTCTATGATAAATTAAATTATATTTATTATAGATTCAAAGAATTAAAAACAGAATTAAAAAAAAGAAATTTCAATATTCAGCATAATGATATTCTTTATATAAATGATAAAAAATATCTTAATGATTGGGTACCTAATAAAGAAGATATGTTGACTTCATTTGAAAGAATATATCAAAAAATTATGATGAAACCTGATTGGTATAAATTCCACCATGAACCTATGAATAAAAAAAATTGGGAAGATTTATTACATATCCAAAAAGAATTGATTATTAAAGGAATTTAATATATCAAAAGGAGTCACAATGATTTTAACAAAAAAAGAACTAAAAGAAGAACTAGAATATGGAATTTATAATATAACTTTCACAAAAATAAATGGCGAAACAAGAAGGATGAAATGTACATTACTACCAAAATATTTTGAAAATAAATCTACATTACCTAAAAAAACTATTAATGAAAAACCACAAAGAAAAGAATCAGAAAATAATTTAGTTGTTTGGGATATTGAGGCAAAAGGAATTCGTTCATTTATTGTTGCTAATGTAACAAAAATTGAAAAGGTTAAAAATGACAAATAAAAAACTCTATTTAGATATGGATTCAACAATTTGTGATTTTATGTCACCTTGGATGCAATGGCTTGTTGATAATAATTATACAAATACTCTTTATTCTGTTGAAGATATTACTGATTATAATTGGATGTTTGATAAATTTGGTAATAATGTTAAAGATTATTTTACTAAAGACCCTTTACAATGCTATTCATCTGTAAAAGAATATCCAGGTTTTTTAGAATTTATTTTATGGTTATATATTAATTATGATGTTGAAATCTTAACTCATTCTTGGTCAAAAAAAACTGAATTTGCAAAAAGAAAATGGCTAACTGATAGAGTCCCTATTGATTTAAAAATTAATTTCTATTCAGAATTAAATGAAAAATTTAAATTAACAAAAAATGCAATTTTAATAGATGATTATCCATTACATATTTTGAAACATAATATTGAAAATAAAGGTTTAGGTATTATTTTTGATTTTAATGGTAAAAATGCTTGGAGTAAAATTGAAAAATATTCTCATTTTACTGATAATGAAAACTATAATGAGAATCTAACAAAATATGCTACAAATTACTCTGAGGTTAAACAAAAATTATTTGAATTCTTAAAAAATTAAGTTTATCGAGTTTGTTGATATTGAAGGAGATTAGTACAATGAGTACAAGTTTAGGTTTTGTGTATGTTGCTAAAAGAAAATGTGGAAAAATTTCAGCTTCCGCATGGGATGATGTAAATTGGAATAATCACGATAAAATTAAAACATTCAGATCTTGGTTAGCAAGAGGTGATACTATTGAAGTAATTGAACGTTTTAAAAATGATGAAATGCCTGAATGGATTTGTGATACATTTTGTTGTGAAGGTTGTTGTACAAAATAATTTTCATATTAGAGTAAATTCTTTTATAAATATATTTAAAGGAATTTACTATTATGAAAATTATTGCTATTGATTTATCTTTAAGATCAACTGGTATTTCTTATGTTGTAAAAAATACTTTAATTGATTTTTCTGTTATTAAAAATAAAACTGCTAAAGATGAAGACCTTATATTAGATAATTGTAATAAAATCATTAATTGGATAAAAGAAAAAAATGAAAATCCAGATTTTATTAGAATAGAAGGACTTTCTTTTAATTCAATATCAGGAGCAAAAGATATTATTACTGGTCAATTCTGGTATCTTCGTTGTAAAATTGTTCAAGAATTTCCTAATTCAAAATTAGAAATTATACCTGTTTTAACTTGGAGAAATCCTTTATTTAATAAATATGAAAGAAAAGAATTAGCTGAAGCAAAGAAAAGATTAAAATTATTAAAGAAAAGTTCACAAGGGGAAAAAGGTAACAATCGTAAAGAAATATTACTTTTTAATAAAAATCTTGAACTTGATGCTTCTATTAAAGAAAAAACTTGGTTAAAATTAAATAAAGAAATTCAAAATAAAATAATTGACTATATAACCTATAATAAATATAATATAGAAACAAAATATGACATAACAGATAGTATTTTTATAGGATTGTTTTAGGAGTATTTAAATGAATATATCTGGTGATAAACCAAAAACTATGTTAACTGTTCAATTGTGTGATTTATTAGATGAAATTGAATTGCTTGATGATGAAAAATACCCTGTAAAATATAAAAGACTATTAAATAAAGCAAAGAAAATGTTTCAAGGGTTAAGAATTGAAAATATGGATTTTTATGGATTCTGGGATCTTTATGCAAGTTATAAAAATTTTGGAAAATAAATTTAACTAAGAAAAGGAATGTAAAAATGGAAGAATCTAAAAATGTAACAATTTGTGCTGAATGTATTAAATCTTCTTTCCATGGCAATAAATGTAAATATGAAGATAGTAATAAAATGGCATTGTGCCCTACTTTTTTAAAACAAAAACCTCGTAAATAAAAATGATTTTAACTGAAGAAAATTTAGTAATTTGGAAATCTGATATTATTTCAGCAATGAATGTTGAAAAATCTTCTTTCATTGCTGATTTAGAATCTCAAGGCTATCTTGTCTCTGATGAAACAGGAACAAATATTGAAGATTGGATAAATGCAATCTCATATAATAATTTAATAACTTCTGATGTTATTAAATCACAATTAACAACTTTATATTCTTATTGTTCACTAAAATATTCAACAATTTTTGTCGAAAATAATATTGATCCAGTTGATATTTGTACTAATAATTCTTTATTAAATCTTACACCAATATATGAATTACCAACTTCTAATGAGATAATTACTGTATTACCTTTTATTGCTACAGAATTAATTAATGAAGATGCATCTGGTGGCCCTGCTCCTTTTGATCCACCTAATTATTCTGTTACTATAGAAAAAACACCTGAATTTAATATTATCGAAATTGATATACCTGCTCATGCTATTGCTGAATTAGATTCTTGGAAAAATTTACCCGATTCTGTTCAAAATGCAATTTCTGATAAAGTCCTCTTTCAACTTTTTCGCTCATCTAAAACTAAAGATATTTTTAAATCTACAAAAGATTATTTGCTTGATGATATGAAATTAGAAGAATTTATTATTGATAGAGGTATGAATAATGATTTTAATATTCTCTTCCCTCAAATTCCTTTGCTTTAATGAAATTTTAATATGCAATTAGCAAGAGTAGGTGATATTGCAACTGGTATTTGTAGAGCACATGATAAACCTATTTCTGTTACTGGTGTTATATCAAGTGGCTCTAATGTTGTTTTTATTGATGATAAACCAGGGGTCAGAGTTGGTGATATTGTGACTTTTAGTTGTGGCCATACTGGTGTTGTTGCTTCTGGTAGCTCTGTTTCTACTATAGAAGGAAGAGGTGTTGGTAGAGTTGGGGATTCTGTTATTGGCCCTATGATAGCAACAATTGTTAGTGGTTCACCAAAATCTGATACTATTTAATTTCTGATTAGTAAAATACCGTTCAACCAAACCTATGAAAATCTAGGAATGGTAGTTTTTGTATTAGAAGGAACGGTAAATTCCTTATTCAAGAATTTATTAACTATATTCAATGAAGCATTGTAGTCTGCATCTATCGTATAACCACAACCAACACATTGATATAGTTCGCCTTTTCTTGACTCTTTATGGATTTCTCCACATTGAGAACACTGCTGACTTGTATGATGTGGTAAAACAAACTGAAGCTCAACACGGTTAAGCTCACATTTATTTTGTATTCTTTCCACTAACAAGTTTTGATTCCATTTACTTAATATTTTTCTAAACTCTTTACTAGATTTACCTTTGACTAACATATTACTTGGCTTTAACTCTTCCATAACAATACATTGTGTATCAGTAAAGTTGAGTTGATTAACAGAATGCCCGATATAGTCTTTTATTTGCTTTAATGTTTTCTTACTGTTTTTGCTATTTTGCTTTCTTCTTTTATACTTTCTAATAATTGATTCTATATCAGTTCCAATAAAAGTACCATCACTAACCGACATAAGTTTTTTAATGCCAACGTCAATCCCTATAATATTCCCTTCATCTTTTACTTGTTCAAAGTCTTTTGACATATAGAGATTGATGCTATATTTGTTGTTCTTTCTACTCAATCTCAAAGACGTTTTTACACCAAAACCAGATGCAAACAGTTGATTGAAATGTTTGTGCTTTCTTATTGGTAACTCTAATGAAAGCCTATTTCCCCATATCGAACCCAATCTAACAACCATATCAAAATGAGATATAGAGACATCTTGATATATCTTACATAAGTCAGAATTGAGTTCTATAGAATCTCCAGAGAAGAAAGGAATTTTAGTTCTATCTCTGAAAGTTTTATCTTTGCTCCAAACCGTAAAGGTTTGATTTACTATATCCCAATTTTTATTCTTACGTTTAGCTTTACTATAAACTCTTTTGTATTGTTTGTAAACTAATTTCTTTTGTTTATCTTTGGTTGAACGAATCATTTGTATAGCTTGAGCATAAGCACACTTCATCACTTTACCCATAAGCCAAGAATCTACTAATTTATATTCATCTGCTGTTGCTTTAGATTTCCATGATGTTTGATTCCAGAACACATTAATATATTGGTTGACTACACGTTGATATTCATCAAACAAAATATCAAGTTTTTGTTTCTTGTAGTCAGTAATATATTTTAATGAATGTTCTGTTGTTCTAATCATTTTAATCTACACCATCCATCTTCACCTCTACAACACAATGTTAATAGTTTTAGCTTACGAATAGTAAATTCCCAATCTGTCATAATTTTAGGTTCTATATCTATTATAGGATAACTCTTTTTAAAAGTCGGTGTTATTAGTGGAGTATTTTTATTCATCAGAGTTCTCTTTTTTTAATTTTTCTATTTTCAGCACTACGTTTACCATAAAGTTTAGAACTGAATGAGGCTATAAGTGAAAGCATATCTTCTACTAGTTCATTTTGGTATGACAGTTCTAATGTTTCTTGACTCCATTCTACGGTAACACCATGACTTTCAAAATACTTGATTAGTATATTTTTATTAAATCTAATCAATCTATCTTTATGCTCTATAACTATTTTAGTTATTTTTCTTTCTTTAGCTAAATCCATCATCTTGAGTAGTTTAGGTCTTTTATCATTCAACCCACTACCAACTTCTTCAAAAATGTATTCAACTATGTATTTCTTTTGTATACAGTATTCATATAGACGTTGCTTCTGTCTTTCTAAATCACCTTTGGTTTTCTGTTCATTTGATGATACTCTACAGTAAATACAAATTACATTGGATATAACTTCTGGCTCTTTGATAATATTCATCATTTCATGAACAACAGATTCTTTATATCGTCTGTGCCCACCTTTAGTTCTTATAGAAACCAATTTACCAGATTTATCCCATAGTCTTAAAGTGTCTTGATGAACATTTAATAATTTGGCTACATCAGATAATGTATATAATTTTTCATTTGTCATGTAGTATAGATTCCAGTTGTTTTACTGATTCATCGTATATAAGTTGAAATTCTTCTACGGTAGGAGTATAATCAAGTTCAAACAAGATAGGATGAATAGACCCATCTTCTAATTCAAACTCTTCATTTGTCACTCTAACTACTTTCATTTTTTGTTTCTCCTAATAGTATTTATAAAAATTTATTTCATAGCTTTTCATACTTATTTATATTTATTTATAAAAATATTTTTAACTACTTCAACCCCTTGCGCAACTCCCACAAGTATTTCAACGCAAAGAGCCAACCGTGCTCACGCCACTGGCGTTTATGCTCCTCTTCGTGCCGTCTCCAGCTTGGTGTGATTGCAAATTCGTTGCAGCTGTAATAGGTTGTCTGCCCTAAGGTAATGGCCCACTTATCCGCTTTGGAAAAGAGCGTTACCCATTTTTGGCTGTACTTGTCACTCATAACGTCTCCGGCTCAATCGTCGCCCCGGCTATCATGCCAACCTCCACCGTTACCGGGTTGCCCTCAGCGTCAACGGTTTGACGGATCGGTCGACCAAGGGTAATAGAAAACGTTTTGGGCGCGATTCCCGGCGGTAGTTCCAGCCAGTTGTAATTGTCAATCTGTACGCCTACATCTCCCCATGCGTTCGGCGGCGTGTTGCAGTTGCCTAAAAAGGTCTCAATCGGCCTGGTGAGCAGGTCTGTGTTACCATCCTCATCCCATGTCGCTGGGGTTGATTTAATTGGGTCAAACGCAAGGCCCGGCACTGCGGCATTCAGCCCTTGAATCTCCAGCGCGGCACTGTGCAAGGCGGTACGTGCTAATTCATCGGTGTAAGTTTCCGGGGTGATACCGGCCAATCTAATATATAAGATCATTGTGTGGCTCCTTTACCAAAGCGTGACTTTTACACCAAAGAGATAATAGTAATTGTCGGCGGAGACCGAACAGGGCAACAATAATATCAATGCTATTATTAAGTATCTCATCAGATTATACTTGTCGCTCATAATCCTATCAGCTCCCGTTGTTCCCGACCCCAGGCACGTTGTTCTTCAACAAACGCTTGGTAATCCGCCAGCTCTTGCATTTCTCCTGGTGACATTTGATAGACCCCAAGAGCTTGGCCGACGCCGATACGGGTGAGAAATGTTTCATCTTCTTGGCTGTATCGCTCGCGGATGCGGGCTTTTGTACGGCGATACGACAATTGACACATTGGGCTAGCGGCTTTAATCGCAGTACGTAACTCCTCGGTCAATACTACCGGCACAACTGTAATCTTCTCAGGCTGCGGAGGCAGCTCGTCTGGGCCGTAAAAATAGGTTGTCCCGTCAATTGTACACAACTCTTGCACCGGACTTTCTTCACTGCCTTGTGCGGTGTAGGTGGTGTAATCATCGGATATTTTTTGATAGCTGTAGATTTGCATAGTGAAACTCCTTATTGTTGCTTAAGCAGGGTAACAGGCGGTACGGAACCCGAAAATGTTGCTCGAAGTCGTCCGGTAAGAGGTAAAGTCGAACGACCAGATCCCGGCCAGCGTCAAATTTTGCCAAAAGTGGGACGAAGCCGGGCACAGATCATGACGCACATATTGATAGTAATAATCTACACCAAACAAATTTGTGCCTACTTGGGAGATTGCCGTCTGCCGCGGAAATCCCAGCCCCGCCATTTCCCAGGCGTCTCCGCTAACATTACTGGCAATAACCTGCTCCGCCGATGAACCAAAACGCTGAATAAAATTGTTGCTAGGGTAGGTTGCCGCAAACGCAGGAACAAACGGCGTCATCATTGCGGTGACTCCTGTGACCCCCCAATGATCTGTTGCCAGTGTGTTGCCTGCGGTAAAATTGCGCATCTCTGTACTATCAGCTGCCCGATAAAATGTACCTATAATGGCAGTACCCCCGCCGATATAGGCAGAAAAGGCCGTTGAGTTAACACCATACAAGGTAAAGTTATTCGCATCAACAACCGTGACCTTATAGATTTTATTTCTAAGTTCCGTCATGCCAGCAAGGCTACCAATTAGTACGTAGTCTCCTGTTGTCAGTCCGTGACCGACAACAGTAACCTGACAGGGGTTGGCTTGCGTTATTGCGGTTATTGTTTTGGTAGTGGCGATACAGGTTAGACCAATATTGACCTCGTACATCAAACCGTTCAAATCAGCTACGCCGCACGCTTGGCCATTGTGTGTGGTTTTTGCAAACGGGGTACCACTGCCGGTCTTCCCGCAGTTGTCAAAACCATCACTGGTGTAAGCGATAGTGGCATCGTTTGCATCCCCCAGGGCGTTATTGTTACAACCTTTGGGGAAATTGTAGGTAGCATCATACCAGGCGCAGTTTGTGGTATTTAAGGATTTTTGGCCGTGAGCGAGGGAGAGCAGCGCCAGTGCTCCATGAATTTGACGAGAGTTGCAGAAAAAAATCGAATCAGGATTAATTGCCCCATCTATACCGTCACGGGCATGAGCAGCATTAATCGCTTCGTAATTATAGTTGTCCGCGCAGGCGGTCAGGGCGGCAATTGGGTTATGGGTATTGTTGGTTGAAATTGGCAGACCGTTTTGAAGGGAACTGGCAACAAAACCACTGCCAAGGGCGTTTTTACTACACATATATTTATCAACAAAAAATCCATCTTTTTCGGTACCGCCGTCAATAAAAGCACGATGCAGCGCATAGCCTGCGGCGTTGGCATCTGCGGTAGTTGCAAAGGTGTTGACCCCTTTAACATCACACGAGTTAACCCCGTAGGTTGCATAGGTTGGATTACTGACATGAGCTATGCGGTAGTAAAACTTCGGTACGTAGCACATGATGGAACCATCAGAAAACTGGTAATTGCCGTAATTATCTCCCAGAAGGAATGACGTCCCAAGATACGTCATTCCTTCTGGGACAGCTGAGGCAGGGGCAATGCCAACACCAAAACCTGCTTCCCCAGGTGCACCAATAATATTGTTTGGCATCTGAGCATCTATTGCCTGCCGAACCAGTAGTGGCGACATAGAACGAAGCGCGGTTTCGGTGCCTGCTTCCATTTCGGCTTGAGTGGCACTAATGAGCTGCCGCACCCACCCTCCGCTTGCCCCGGTCAAATCTATATTCGGAGCAACATATATATCACTAAGAGTATCAGTTGCTACTTTAGCTGATAAGTCACTAGAATCCCAGTAGAAAGTACCATCATCTCCATCACCTGGTGAGGTTCTTCCTGTCATATATACAGTATCACCTGGATTACCTATAATATTTTTAAGATCAGCAAGAAGAACTTGCTCATTTTTTACTGGTTTTACAAGATCCCCAGTAAATTCACCATGATAATTTCCTGAACATGAAATCCCTGTTAGATTAGATCCAACAACTGTTAAATCGCCAATTGCCATAGTAAATAGTCTCCTTAAGTAGTTTATATTTATTTATAGTTATTTAATTATAGAATTTTTGCCTTTAATTTTATCCATAGTACGTAACCCCATATAAGCAAAAGCACCTGAAAATAAAAGAGTAGCAATTTCCCAATTAGCGCCACTTGATAATAATTGGTGTTCAATATTATTAGAATCAAAGAAAGAAATTGAATTTCCTAATTCCATAATACAGCAATAAAGAGAGCCAAGCCAAAAACTTTGTTTAGCCATTTTAGGTCTAGTTCTTCTGACATATTCATCAGTAGCATTATCGGCATTACGAATAGTCAATTGAGTTTGTTCATGTTCTTTTTGTTTATCTTCAAGATCAAGTTTAGTCATTTGTTCTAAATGACTTCTAATGGAATCTTCATTTTTGAAATATAATTCTTTAAGTTTCAAAGTAGCTTCAGGGTTAGATTGTAAAATAGATAAAGCTTTATCAGGATCATCACTACCAGTAGCACTAGACACCATTGAAACCCCTGCTGCAATAGCACCAGGAATATTACCAGTTAAAAGAGAGCCAACTAATCCAACGCCAGCCCCAGCATTTTCTTTTACCCAATCACCTACATCTGACCACTTCATATCTATTCCTTTAAATTATTTGGAAACCACAAATCTATAATTGGTTGAAATAAAACAAATGTTCTTAGCCATTCAGTTATAGAAAAAAATAATTGAATAAGTAAAGCTAAAATTCCTAAACCAATTGCAGGTAGTGTTAATAAGATTTTAATACATATTTTTTTAATATTCATTCATTTTTCTTTCTTAGAAAGAGGTTGACAGATACGGTACTAGATGATATAATGAGGCTTGTCCGGTACCCCCTTTAAATATCTATTATCTATTAGCCAATTCTTGATCAATAATAATAAATCCTAAACCAGTACCTGCTTGTTTAATTCTATTTAAAATATCACTAACTGTTTTCACTTCTTCAATTTGTTCATATACCATATCAAGTATTAATTTATAAGTTTGATCATCATTTTCTAATTTACAAAGTGAACATATTTTTTTGAGTTTTTCAAGAGTTTCTATTTCAGTTGCTAAACTTCTAACAAACATATCATAAAGAGTAATATTTGTATTATCTTGTTCAGGGATAGATAATAATTTTGGTATATGACCTTGGTTTTGAATATAATTAACAACAAGGTCAAAATGGCTTGCTTCTTCTTTACTTTGTTTCATAAACCATTTTGTTGTTCCTAATAGTGATTGATAATCAGCAATACCTGCAAAATTCCTATATATATAAGAATTTGTTTTTTCATGTTGTGCTTGATCATTAAGAGCTTCTAATATTTCTTGAGATAACATAGTTATTCTCCAATTCCTAATTTACGTTCATAAGCTTCTTTTTCTTGCGCATTTCTATACCGAACTTTAATTTTTTTACCTTTATTAGGCCCAGTTTTTTGTAATGCAGGTGAAGCAGAAATTTTATTTTTATTTTTTTGAGATTGTTGTTTCAATAAAGGTGAAAACACTCTATCAGCAATAGATTCTTTACCTGAAGGAATATTATATTCAACTTCAATTTCTTGCTCTTCTAATTTTTTTAAAACTTGATTAAAATCCATAAGTAAACTCCTCTTAATATATATAGTTTATGTTATTTATAAAAATTATGCATTCGCTATAGTAGTAATTGTACCTGAAGAACCTCTATATTTTAAAGCTCCAGCTTCAACATAAAAATAACCACCACCAACAGGGTCAGCAACTGGTATTACAGTTGAATTAGGTATGAATCCAACACCTTCTGAATTTAATAATGATAAAGGTGATACAGATGTTCCTAATCCATTAAGTGAAAGATCTGTTGTAACAGCTGATAAATAAACTCCTGATGTACCAACACCTGTGGTTGATTGTCTTGTGCCTGTTAAATCACTTACTGATACTATAAACCAATTACTAGAAGTATATCTAATAATTAGTTTTGTTATAAAAATAAACTCTGTTGTTAACTCTCCTAAAAATCCTAAATTTAAATCACTTGGAAATAAAGCTTCTTGCGAAGTTAAACTACCTGATGATTGTCCTTGTAACCATATATATCTATATGCTTGTGAATTACTATCTGCTGCCATTGGTGCAGAAATTAACCAAACTGTAGTATATTCATTATTTGCAACTAATGTTTGTACCCATGTTCCACCAGTAAATTGATTATAATATGGTTGATTACCAGATAACGCAATAATATCACTATTTGATTTTGAAAATATATTTAAACCTGTTGATTCTAAATGCATTCTTGTATATAAAGCAGTATTAAGTAATGGATTATATGTTTTTAAATCTTCGTCTTTAATAAGTGTTTCAGTGACAAAAGGTCTTCTATTAGCTGCTGTTGTTGATGATAAAACATAATTAGATAAAGTACCGCCTGATATTCTATATGTGCCATGTATTTGATGAAACTCTTCATGTACTTGCCAAGGCATCAAACCATGAGTCTCCCGAATACAATATTTATCAATTGTTCCATAATTAACAAAAGCAACCATAATATCACTAAATGCCCAAGACATTTCTGACCAATTAAAAGTAACACCATCAGAAGAAAATAAAAAATATTGTTTATCTAAAGTAGCTGGATGTTGAGGAGAAACCCAAGAAGTTCCAATATTTTTCTTTAAACCCTGCCACATATATTCAATATTTTTGCCTGGAATAGAATGAGTTAAAGAAATAGTTCTACCAGAAGCAGAATAGTTAATAATTAAATTATTTGGATCTACCCAACCAGTAGGATCTTTTGATGAAGCAAACATATCTGTTAATGAAGTTATAGAAGCTGCATCACCTGGATCAACAAAAATACTTCCTGAAACAGCATGAGAAATGATTATTTTACCAACACAAACAGGGTAATCAGGTGGTACAGGTCTTGTGGTTATTAAATTTCCATTTTCATCAGAATATGCCATTTGTCCTTCTGTACAAGAAGAAGTATCTATATCATGTACAAATCCATAAGCTGTTACATAGCCATGATCATTATTAAGAATATCTTGAGTTGCAACACCTAGAACATGACTTTCCATTGTTTCAGTATTATTAGTTTTTTGAATTGTTGGATAACCATTATTATGTGTATCAATATAAACTACAGTTCCATTAGTAATTGTACTTCCTGAAATATTACTTACATACACATGAATTTCTTGACCATTTTGTAATGTAACATCTTGTGTTAATTGTGTTGAAATACATTTATTTTCATTATCCCAATAACTATTTCCTTCTTTAAATGCTGGTATTGTTGGAGCATTATTTAAAGAGATATAATTAATATCCCCTTCTAACATATTATAATCAATACCTGACACAGAACCTGAAACACTTAAATTATCTATAACAGTTGTACCTGTTAAATGACTATTATTAATATCAGATTTTAAATCAAGAGCATTTTGAGTATTATTAGAAATTGGTTTATTCAAATCACTTGTATTATCAACTTGATCTAGGCCAAAATCAGAAACATTCAGAAAAATATTACCATATTGAATTGGAGAAATAGCGCCAAACTTATCAACAGCTTGAACAGATTTAACAGGGAAAGCAACAGCACTTCTTAGATATTGTGGATGAGGGTCAACACTAGCAGATGGGTTAGTATGGATAGATAATTTTGAATCAAAATCATCTTGTGTAAATTCTACATCGCCTATTCTGCCATTAAAACTTCTAACAGGGGCTAATTCAGATTCTTTTAATTTTTTAGTAACACCGCCATCTGAGACAGGAACAAAGCTTTCAGAATTATACCCCTCAGAATTTTGAAGATCTTTTATAAATTTTGTTTTAATTTTCATTTTATTCCTTATTAAGATTTAGCAACAGGAGTTATTTTTTCATCAGAATCATCAGAATCAGGATTGACTTCATCATTACTAATTTCTTCATATCCTTGTTCTTCACCATCAGGTGTATTACTTGAAGGATTTCCTAAGGCATCGACTTCAGTATTATCATTTGTCATTATATCCATATCAATTTCTTTAATTTCGTCATCAGTTAATTCAAGAATATATTTTTGGATATATTTTTTAGAAATAATTCCATCTTGAAGCATAGAGAGACTAGAAGCTGCTGAATCCATTTTAATTTGAGTAATTTGCATTTTTTTAATCAAAGATATTTCATTAGAGTTAGCATAAATAAATTTTATTTTTTCTTGGATTTTATTCCAATCACGCAAAGTCATAATTTGGCGAGAAATAATATCTTTTTTCAACAAATCAACAAACATATTATTGAAACGTCTTCTAAGTTTTAGGATAAACTTAAAAAATTGGATTTCATCACGTTCAATATCAATATTAGAACCAATAGACAAACGAGATTCTTTATTTCTTCTAGTGGCAGGAATTTGCAAAGCATTATAAACTTTATCAATAAAATAATTAACATCATCAAAAGAAGTAAAATTATTAGAAACCCCTTGGAGGTTTTCAACTCTAGTACCTCTTGAAGTTGAGTTAACAGGAAACCAAAAATCTTCTAAAACGGAAATAGTTTTATTTTGGTTTTCAATAGTACCTTTTTCAGTATTATAGACTTTCTTTTGGCGGTATTTAGTAATTAAATTTCTCATATATTCTTCAGCTTTAGATTTAGGAAGATTACCTGTATCCACATAAAAAGCTCTTTTTTCAACACTTTTAGACATTCTCATAATAACTAAAGAATCTTCTAATAAGTATAATTGATTAATAGGTTTTATTGCTTTTTGGAGAAAGCTATGGTAAAATTTTTTATCAGGAGATAACAAACCTGAATTAATATGGACAATTTGTTCATCATAATAGGATTTTTCAGAATTATTAATATCTTTTAAAATATTATAAGTTTGTTTAGAATTTATATACCATTTAATTTCAGAAGTTTTTTCATTTTTAAATTTAAAAATATTATAAGGTGATAAAAGAATTAATTTTTGTATACCATCTTTAGGTTTTCTATTATTATAAACAACTTCTAAATTTAAAGTTGCATCAATATACCATTGTCTAAATAATTCTTCACCTTTTTCATTAAAATCTAATAGATACATAATTTTAGCAAAAGAATCTTTAATTTTTGTTTTTATAGATTCAGGTAATTCAATATTATCAAGATTTAATTCAATAACTTCATCAATTTCATCAAAAACAATTGCTTCTGATGAAATTTCTTGAATTGCTTGATCAACTTCAGGTAGACAAGAAACTTCACGCCATTTTTTTACAAAATCATTATATGTAGCAACAGCGTTACTATTTTGTAACATACTATTTGAATAACCAGAAAATGGATCATAATATATACTGGTATCTTCAGTTTCACTTGGTTTTATAATTTGACTAGAATCTTTAAAAGTATCCAATCTAGCTTCTTTATGGCTATAAAATGGTTTTTTTAAAGATTCAGTTAATTCATTCCAACTTTCTAATAAATTCATTTTTTAATCCTATTTAGGTTCTCTATACATAGAGTCAGAAAACTGATAATTTATATTACGCCCTTTATTTTCAACAAAATCAAATCTTTTAAAAAAATTAATTAATCTTTTTTTACTTGTTGCACCAAAATTTATTGTTGGTGAAAGAGTTAATATTTTTTCTTTTTTATCTGCATAAGAAATTAAATCTTTCATAAAATCTGTTCCTAAACCTTTATTTCTATTTTCTTTATCAATTTTAATAATATTTGGTTTAATAATATTTTTTGTTTCAGTTATTGAATTATCAACACCTTTATTTTTCCAATATTTTTTAAATTCTTCAATATCAGAATAATGTTTATTTTCAGTTATAAATTCTTTAAATCTTATCATTATATAATCACCTAAATATATTTATATGTATTTATTTTAACAACCCAGCAGGAGCATAAATTTGTTTTAAATATCTAGCTCTATATTTTGAATTAGATAATAGAGGTAAATCTTCCCAATTTTCCCCTGGTATTTCTATTAAATTAGATAATCCATTTAAATAATATCTTCTAATAGCTGGCATTGTAAAAACTAATGCTGGATTGTTTTTTAATAATTGATATGTTACTCTGAAAGCTTCTTTTGGTTCTGTTCGATCATATATATTTTTAAGTAAAAGACATAATTTATATCTTAGTGGCCCTGGAATCCAATGAAGATTCATAACTATCATTGATCTACCAATAATTCTAAGGGGTAAAAATAGTGGCTTTGAATCATATATATGTAATTTTCCAAATCCTCGTGGAAAATACTTTCCATAGTATATTTTACTATATTCAATCATTTAAATTTCTTTTAATAAATTTTTTAAATGATAACATAATATTTAACCTCTTAAAAAGAATGGAGCATCTTTTTCAGTTACTTTCATAAAAGTTATATCTTTACCTTGTTGTCTTAAACTTTCACATAAATTTTCTGTTGCATCCCATTTTGCTTTATTTGTTATATAAGTTTCAATTTTATATTTATAAGATTTAGTTATTCTTGTTTGTTTTTTTGGTTCAGTACATTCAGCTGAAGGTTTAATTTCAACCCAAAATTCTTTTATATCACCATTTTTATTTTTAGCTTTGAAAGAAAAATCCATAAAATATCTAGCATTTCTATTTTAAATAGGATTAAAATATTTAATAATAATTTCTTCACTAGACCATTCAATTATATTAATATTAATATCAAGCCATTTAAGGGCAAATTTTGTTTCCCAACTAGATCTCATCTGAATTGGACGTTTCCCTTTGTATTTTTCCGGATGTTGTAATAATGGGTATAAATCTGAAATTTGATAATATTTTTTATCTTTAGACATTT